TGTCATATCTGAGCGGGAAGAAGCCCTTGCAAAGCAGCTTAAGGAAATGAAGAACCGACAAAAGAAACTGGTAGATCCGCTACAGTTTGAAATGAGTATTCAGGCGGAGGATCTGGCCGGGTATGTACCGTCATTCGGATGGGAAATGGGGCCGGCTACTGAAAAACAGAAGAAGGAACTGGAGAGACGCGGGATTCTTCCCGATGCCATCGACAACGCAGGAAAGGCTAATCTGATGCTGACGCATCTTGACAAGCGCCGCCAGGAAGGACTCACGACTCCAAAACAGATCCGCTTTTTAGAAGGACGAGGATTCCAGCATGTCGGCACGTGGAATTTCGATGCAGCTAAAAATATGATCGACCGGTTTGCGGCTAATGGCTGGAAGACACCAGCGGGAGTGAGTCCCAGAGATTATACTCCATAGGGAGGTTAAGACGTGATAGAGAATGGTTACGACCTTTTAGAAGTATTAGAGCATATCGATCCTTCTGATCTGAATTATCAGGAATGGGTCAATGTTGGCATGGCCTTGCAGCATGAAGGCTATGACGTTGATGTGTGGGATCGCTGGAGCATGAACGACAGAAGATACCACAGCGGCGAATGTGCGAGAAAATGGCGTGGCTTCCATGGATCGGGTGAGCCGGTGACTGGCGGAACCATTGTCCAGCTTGCGCGTGAGCAGGGCTGGACGCCGCCATACGATCCGGGAACACCTCTGGATTGGGATGATACCATATCCGCGGAAGGCGTCGTCGTAAATAAGAACTGGGTGGAAGGCAGGGAGATCTCAGAACCGCAGAATTGGGATCCCGTAGCCGAACTGATCCGGTATCTGGAAACACTGTTCGAAGCCGGGGAGAATGTCGGGTACGTGGTTAAAAGCTATCAGCGAGATGATGGAGGCTGGAATCCAGCGAATAAAGGAGCATATGACCGTACTGCCGGACAGCTGATCGAGCTGCTTACCAACTGCAAGGGAGACATCGGCGGTGTATTGGGAGATTATAACACAGATGCCGGCGCGTGGATCCGTTTTAATCCGCTGGACGGTGAAGGTGTAAGGGATACGAATGTGGCGGACTACCGGTACTCTCTCGTGGAATCTGACGGCATGGATCTGGAAAAGCAGCACGCGATTATCAGGGAACTTGAATTGCCGGTGGCCTGTCTGGTGTATTCCGGAGGCAAGAGCCTGCACGCTATTGTACGGATTGATGCTGCGGACTTTACGGAATACCGGAAACGCGTAGACTATCTGTACGAAATCTGTAAAAAGAATGGTCTGGAGCTTGACCAGCAGAACCGGAACCCTTCCAGGCTGTCCAGAATGCCGGGTGTGATCCGAGGAGACCGGAAGCAGTATATCATTGATACGAACATTGGAAAAGCAAACTGGACGGAATGGAAGGAGTGGATCGAGAGTATTAATGATGATCTTCCGGATCCGGAGAGCCTGGACGATGTGTGGAATAATCTTCCGGACCTGGCCCCTACTTTGATTGACGGAATATTGAGACAGGGGCACAAGATGCTGATTGCAGGTCCGTCAAAGGCCGGGAAATCGTTCCTCCAGATAGAAATGTGTATTGCTATCGCAGAGGGCAGAAAGTGGCTTAACTGGACCTGTACGCAAGGAAGGATCCTGTATGTGAACTTAGAACTGGACCGGGCCAGCTGCCTGCATCGTTTCCGTGATGTGTATCAGGCATTGGGCTGGGAGCCAAGGAATCTTAAGAATATAGATATCTGGAACCTCCGTGGTAAATCGCGGCCTATGGATAAGCTTGCGCCGATGCTGATCCGGCGGGCGGCCAAA